CGGATGTCGATGCTATTCAAATATTCTTCACAAGTGGGAACATCGCAAGCGGAGTATTTTCTTTGTATGGTATTACAGCAACTTAAGGAATTAAAATGGCTTTATATAAAATAGTAAATGGCGAGCAGGTTCAAATGTCTGAACAAGAAGAAAAAGACACTGAAGAAAGATGGGCCGCTAATGAAATTATTAACAAACAAAATAGTTGGGTATACGACAGACAAAACGAATACCCAACTATTGAAAACTTAATAGTTGCAATGTGGGAAAAACAGGTAAGCGGTGATTCGACGCAGTTTAATAAACTGGAATCCGATCGACAAGCAATTAAAACCAAGTATCCTAAACCTTAACTAAAATAAATTAAAGAGAAAATAAAATGATAACAAAAGAAACAGTACTATCAAAAGTTGAAATGAATCCTGAATTTAAAACGATTAGCATTCGAATGGACACAGTAATCAAAGAAGATGAGTTAGAAATTAGCCGTTCTTCACATAGATGCGGCTTTGGACCTGGAGACATTCTTAAAGTAAAAGAGTATATAGGCGTTGAATCATCACCTGAAATTGATTACTTAAATGCAGTTTGGGTAACTGAGGTTATTGCAGCGCATCTAGCAAGCCAAGAATCAAAGGCATAATGAACGTAGAACACTTTTTAATTGAAGCACGTAGAGTCTTACGTGCTAACACACACACAGGATTTAAACAGTGAGATAAATATGAAAAAGCAAAAAGGATTTGTGCCACTTATTCCCTTAGCAGTAATTGCATTAGCGATGATTGTCGGACTTGCTTTTGAGAAGATGACTACAATTATTGATCACCCCGTTGAACAAGCAAGTGAAAAATTATTAGCCAGTCATGGAATTGATGTTGACTTTTCATCTGATAAAAAAAAACTAAAGGATAAATAATGGACTGGAGTGCATGGGAAAACTGGTCTGAAAAAGAATTTGCTTGTACGCATTGCGGCAAGTGCGAAGTGTTACCAGAGCTGGTTGATATGCTTCAAGAGATAAGAAGCAAGATTGGAAAGCCTATGTTTATATCAAGCGGGTATCGATGTGCATCACATCCCGTTGAAGTTACAAAAGATAAACCAGGCGAGCATACAACTGGCTTTGCTTGTGATGTGATTTGCCACGGTTCTCGAGCAGTCTCTCTGGCTAAATTGTTTCTTGATTACGGTGTGACTCGCATTGGGTTTCATCAAAAGGGAACGCCTAGTCATAGATTTATACATGTCGGCTTGGCTGATAAGCATAATAATAGATTTGCGTCTGCCATGTGGACTTACTAAATGATTATGGTTGAACTGCCTTGGCCGCCTAGCATTAATAACTATTATCGCAGGAATGGAAGCAGATATTTTATAACCAGCAAAGGCATTGAGTTTAGAATGCATACTGCTTTAGCTTGTCTTAATTATCGCAATGAATTTGATAAGGATGCCAGGCTTAGCGTTACAATCTATGCTTACCCGCCAGATAATAGACGTCGAGACTTGGATAATATAAATAAATGCCTGCTAGATAGTCTAGAAAAAGCTCAGGTGTTTGTTGATGACTCACAGATTGACGAGCTAATTATGCGAAGGCTTAAGCCTAATGACGGTAAAGTGATAGTGAATATTAAACGATGCAATTAAAAAAAATAGACTTCTTTGATGATTTGTTTCCAGCTTACCCACATCAAAAGGAGTTTATAAGAGCGTTCTTTTCAGGGAAGCATAAATTTTTTATAGAAAATGTACACAGGCGAGGCGGGAAAGACGCATCGTTTTTTAATCTTGCGTGGTTATTTGCTGCAATGGAACCAGGCAACTACATCTATACACTTCCTAAGATTGGTCAGGCTAAAAACGTAGTGTGGGAAGGCACGGACTTAGAAGGTAACAGATGGATAGATTTAATTCCTAAGCATCTACTGGCACGAGAGCCTAATAACACAGAGCGAAAGCTTTATTTTACTAGTGGTTCAATGCTTCATATCACTGGTGCTGATAGTATTCTTGGCTCACACTTGGGTAGTAACTTGCGCGGCATCTTTATGTCAGAGTATCAAAGAACCCACCCAATGATTTGGGATTACCTCAGACCTATCATACGAAGAAACCCCAAGGGCTTTGCGTGTTTTAACTTCACAAGCTTTGGTCGTGGTCATGCATACAAGTTAATGAAAGCTAACCTAGATAACCCAGAGTGGTTTTGTCGAAAGCTTACAGTAGATGATACGCGAGATAACGATGGCAATTATATTTTTAGTCCTGAACAAGTTGAAGATGAAAGACTGTCTGGTATGGAAGAGGACTTAATACAACAAGAGTATTATTGCAACGATGACATAACAGTCAAAGGCACGTTCTTTAGTGAGCAGTTAGAAAGAACTAAAAGCAGCGGACGCATTATTGATGATATGAAAATCTATCCTAACATTCCTGTTCATACTTCTTGGGATATTGGAAGCCGAGACACTAATAGCATTTGGTTCTTTCAAGTTGTAGGAGTGGGCCAGTCCCAACAGTTTAGATATTTTTATCAGCATGACAAAACATATGGAGACATTGATTATTATATTAAGTTGCTTCACGAAATTAAAGAGCGGTACGGATTTAGTGTGTACGGCAAACACTTCATGCCACATGATACATCACAAACCGAATGGACTACTGGCAAGACGCGACTGCATGCACTTATGCAAAAAGGTTTAAGTGTTGCATTGGTTCCAAGAGTTAGAGTCATAGAGCGGATACAGATAGCACGAGGAAACTTTGATATGTGCTGGTTTGATTCTAATGGATGCAAGAATGGTATCAACGCACTAGAGTGCTCACGTGCAAAGTATGACGAAACTAATAAATCATTTAGCGCTGATGAGGTTCACGATTGGGCAAGTCACCCAAGCGCAGCCTTTCAATACGGGCACGTTGGGTGGCTTGATTCATATAACAAACCTAAGATGCTACAACAAAAAGAATATGCAAGGCGTATGCGCTAGCGGTTTCTTATCTCTCTCGATTTAGCGTCTCTGAATCTTGAAGCAAGATCGTTTTCATAGTTCTTATCTTTAGCTTTCATATTACTTTTAATTTCTTTCCGATATTTAATTTTATCATTCTCAACTTCAAGTGATGATTCAAATTTAATTGAGTCGTTAGCTGACGAGCTAGGAATGCTAGTAGAAGGCGCAGCCATTAATCTCATCTGATTAAATAACTTAAAATCTGCTGGAGTTAGTAGCCAGTTATTTTGTACTGTGCTCACTTCATCCGCAGTTAAGTTTTCACCCATCCATTTGTTAACAGATTTATAAGTGTGAGCGTCGTTGACGGTCAGCTCTTTCTTTAGCTCTTCCTCTAAAGTCTTAACCATTTTTAGGTTTGCGTCTTTGTATCCTTCGACCAGGTGTTTAAAACCATCTTGAGATAAACCAATGTCTTTTAATGCAGGCATTAAGTTTTCAATCAGAGGGTCTTTTGATTCGATGCCTTCCATTCCCTCAACGCTATAACTATCTTGCGGAGTCCCCCAGTACTTGCCCATTTTCTTTTGTAGTTCTGAGTAAGATTTAGCTTGGTCTTCAACCGTTTTAAATTTATCTTTCATAAACCACTCCGGGGATTCTTCCTCGACTGGTTTTTCTTCTTCATTAATAGCCTCTTCTGTCTGAGCTACCTCTGCCACTTCTGCTTGAGGCTCTTGAGTTTCCGCAGGCGCTTGTTCAACAGGCGCTTGCTCAACAGGGGCTTGTTCTGCTGGTGCTGACTCTTCTACGACTTCGCTTGCTGGTGATTCTTGGTCCATTATTTTCCTCGCTTCATTGTTTTAACGTCAACTGTCTTTTCCGGTTGATTCATATGTAACTGAATTGCATTAGAAAAGGATCGTATAATTTCATTCTGCCCTTCATTAAAGTATGCCCACGATGGCTCTTTGCCTGGAAAAGCAACAGGCATTCTAAAATGTTTTTCTTCTAAGTGTTTAAGAAGTTGAGCGCCTGTTTTATTTTTAAAAAATACTTCATAGCAAAGTTCATTAAACTTAACTTGCCATTGTATTTCGTTTGATACTAACTGATTATTTTTATTCATCCGGTATTATTCCTTCGTTCTCCGCTTGCTGTGTTGCAGCTGCACCGGCTTCTTGCATCATCTGCTCAAGCTCTTCTTTGGATTTTATGTTTGCCATCTCTACATCTTGGTTACGCGCAAGCGCTTGAACTAAGTCTGGCGTTCTTAATGATGCCGTTGCCGCCTCAGGTCCGACCATTGATGCTAATGCTTGATAGAATCCTAGTAAGTTATCTGTTTTGATTTGTCCTTTCGCTGTCATTAATGGAGTTTCATAACTCATTCCTAAAATCTCACCATCAAGAGATAACATTTTTTCTCTTATTGAAGGCTCAATATTTGAAAAAGTTTCAGGTTGAAGCTTGTTTATAATCCACATGCTTCGCTTAATGATTGGCGCAAAGAATTCATTTTGAAGTCTTGGGACCATAGCCGCAAACCCTTCTAAGTTTTCTTTGTATCTTATCTGTGCCTCGGTTGCTGTTCTGTCTGGCGCATTAATAGGACCCAAAGGAAACGCAAACATCATTTGATTTATTTGTTGTCTTAAATCGTTAATGACTAAAGATGAAAAGTTAATGTCACCGCTTGCAGGGAACCCCTGAATCGGCCACTGCCCCATGATCATCTGAACGGGTATGATTGCACCCGGCTTAGCTTCAAACGTATCCTGATTAAACGCTGAGTCACTAGCAGCCATATACATTGGATTAGCTTTAAACGCAGCGGCTATAAGTTCATCTTCCATTGCTTGGTTGATAGTTGCAGCGGTTGGATACGCTCTAAGCGATGGCCCTCTGCCTCTAGTCTCACCTGTTAGTTTGCGCATGCGATAAATAACCCACGGCCAAGATGGGTTCGATTGCTCAAGTAATATTTCTTTAGCAGTAGTCATAACAACATACTTGTATCTGTCTTTATCATCTGCGCTGTAGTCTATGAATGCGCATTCCCAAATATTAACTTTGTCATCAATATCTTTTCCTGCGGGTGTCTTAGCGCCCGGCCACATGTTAGTGATTGTCTCAACTCGAACGTCCATCCAATCTCTAAAGACTGCATCAACGCCGCCTTCAGAATTGCCTTCGAACATAACGTGGCTTACAGGTACAGACTCAAATTTTAAAGGGTCCTTCCTGGTGCCTTCATTGACAGCAATAACACCAGTCGATATTAAAACATCGCTTAAGCTTTCACCGACAGAGGTATAAAAATTACTTCTATCTAGTATCTTAAAAAAATGGTCAGTCATGTTTTGCGTTGCTTCAAGTGCTTCTTCATACTCTGCACTTTCAGGTTCACCGAACTGATCGCCAGGCATAAACTTCATCCACTGTTGACCTTGCGGGACAAGTCCCATCAACATTTTATCTGCCAGCTGTTGATGAGCAATCGGTAAAGTCAGGTCATATATATCACCGTTGTATTGATTGCCTTGCGCAACTGCTCCGCCTCGACCGTAGTTTTCAAAAGGGTTATAGTCAGGTAGCGCGTAGTGATATGCTGTTTGCAACATAGTCCGCCACTGGTCTAAGTCTCCTTTAGCTTTGTTTCGTCTTCGAGTCAGTCGGTTAATGTCAAGAGATGGTTTGGTTTCTTCTTTAATCTCAGAGAAAACTTTAGCATTGTTTCGTCTTTTTAAAATTTTATTTGCATCAATCATTACCCTAACCCTCCTCCGCCACCTAATGATGTGGTGTCTTTTGTAGTAGAGTCGGACGTAAAGAATCCACCGCTTGAAGCACGAGCAGAGCGAAATAATAAGCGCTGAGCTTTTACTGTCTCTT